CGATCCCTCAGTACACAAAGCAACAACCTTCATCGCTCCGTTTACAAACTTCATTAACGGAGAGGTCATTGACTTCATTCCTGATGTGCAGGAAGGTGACATTGTATTCTTCCCTTCCTACCTGGCACACCTGCAAGAACCTAACTTCACAGACGTTCCTAGGACCATCATTTCCTTCAACGTGATGGGTAAGGAGATGATCCCACACAAGGTTGTGCCACGGGTCCAGCTGCAACAGCCCCCCTTGACACCCCACTTTCCCTGATATATATTATAAGAGTTCTGAAACATTGAGCGACCCATGGAAGACTATCTGGAAGACTTCTCTTTGCTAGAAGTTTTGATCGATGAACTCCATGAACACTTGGAGGACGGTGCCGAAGTACAGGCACACGCTGTTAATGAGAAGATTAAATCCATCTATGAACTATCGTGATCGTTATGTTACTGTTGATCTGAACGATGAAGAGTTCGATGAGATCAAATCTATCCTCCAACGCTATCAGAACTTTGAGCACACTGAGATCGAGAACGTCCGAGACTGCGAGGTATCCTTCGTAGAAGATCAGACTCTCTATGATCTTATTTTGTCATACGCATCAAGAGTAAACGAGGCAGCAAAGTGGTTCTTCGATATTGACTTCGTAGAACCACTGCAACTCACCAAGTATGAGAAAGGAAACAGCTATGATTGGCACCAAGATGAAAGTGAATGGTCCCGCAACAAGAGAAAAGGTGAAAAGGTTCGTAAGATTTCTTTCACTCTCCTGCTAAACGAGGACTTCCAAGGTGGTTACTTCCACCTTATCAATCAACCAATCGAAATGAAAACAGGTCAGATGATTTTCTTTCACTCAGATGATTACCATAGAGTCGCCCCAGTAGAGGACGGCACACGATATTCTCTCGTTGGATGGGTACAAGGTCCCGCCTGGCGCTAATCACTCTGGTCCAGTAGCTCAGTTGGATAGCAGCAACTGCCTTCTAAGCAGTCGGTCGTAGGTTCGAGTCCTACCTGGATCGTTCGGGAGATTAACTCAGCGGTAGAGTGGTTGCCTTACAAGCAATAAGTCACTGGTTCGATCCCAGTATCTCCCACTCGGGCACCTGCCCGACCAACAGTAGAATAGGAGGCGATCATGACGATCCAATCTAAGTTTGCAGACAGTCTGCAAATTCTTCGGGACACTGCCAACGGAAACATCCAGTTGGAAGTACAGTATCCATCTCTCTTCTCACAAGTCTGCCGCTTTTATGAAGATAAAGGAGTCAGGTTCTGGGGGGTAGATATCGAAGAAGATTATGCCTACCTTATTGATCACCTAGTCGCAGACAACGTTCTTGCATAATGAAATTAAACCCAGAGCCAATATTCTACGACGGTCGAGTAGCATATCCCAGAACCGATTTTATCTATACAGAGAAGATTGACGAGGGCATTGTTGACGGCATTACTGATTTTTATCATACTCAAACAATCTTTGAGAAATGGCCTGGGGAAACCATTGACGACAATGGTGGTGGGATGGTAGACCCTAGCATTAAAGATTCCATGGACAATCCTGTCTTCATTGGAATCACTGATACTAGGGTCCGTGATTTCACTGGGGAAGTGAACCGTGTAATGAATAATTATGTGGATCACTTCCCTCTTTGTGCTAAGACAAACATTTGGAAGATGGAAGAGTTCTTCAATCTTCAATACTACAAACCTGGTGGTGGGTATCACATGTGGCATTGTGAACGCCAGTCAAGTAGTCGATCTAATACATATAGACATATGGTATGGATGACATACCTTAATGACGTTCCTGACGGCGGCACCGAGTGGTTCCACCAGGACCTTTACATCCCTGCCGAGAAAGGACTGACAGTAATCTGGCCAGCGGACTGGACCTACCATCATAGAGGTCGCAAATCAGACACATCAGATAAACTAATCGCAACAGGGTGGTATCATTTCCTTTAACCGTGCTATCCTATGCCTAGGTTATCCCACCGATACATGAAACCCATCGTCCTCCTGACCCGCTTCCCTTATCGTTACGTGGAAGCAGGCATCCTTGACAACGGTACACCTGACTATCGCATCCAGAAAGCAGACGAATACACTGGAAAGTACAGGGACATGTACCTCTGCGACAACGCCATGCAGTTAGACACTGCCATGGATGACTTTGAGTACACCAAGTGGCTGGACCCAGAAGGAGTTCCATGCTATATTAAAGAGGAAGTTTCTTCACACGATACTGACCGATGACCCGTAATGTAAAAGTCGAATTCGAGACCGCTGTTCATTCCATGCGGTCTGCTCTTAAAGCAGCACTCGATGACCCTGAGTTTAACCGTGGCACCTTGACTGAGGTGTGGCGAGCATACCTTGGTTGGTTGGCAATCTATGAAGCACTGCCTGCTCCCAAGTCAGAACCTCCTGCCTATGAGTATTTCAACTCCCCTTCTGAGGGACTTGACTTCACTTATGCAGCAGGACCAGTTGATCTGCCTGGTGCCCTAGGTCAGGATGTCATCACATTCAGTTGACAAACCTTAACATTTACTATATAGTTAGTAAGTGTTGCATTTCTTAACAATCATGACAGTCACAACAAACGAGCACGGTCAAAACAACATGTTTGCAGTCGAACCTGCCATGTACATGACCGACGAAGACCGTGCCCGCTACGGTTTTGAATCTCATGCCGAACGTGCTGAGAAACTAAACGGTCGTACTGCTATGCTTGGTTTCGTTGCTGCCGTGGTGTCTTATGCCACCACTGGTAGTCTATTCTTCTTCGGAGCATTCGGATTCTAATGAGCCAAACACTTACACAGGAAAGTCTTGCCAACACCCTAGCCGA